ACAGTTGGGCCATCTGGATGTCCGAGTTCTCCAAGAGCCCTCCCAGCAGCAACATGATTCTCTGTGTATCTCTGGACTTCTTTTCTCAAAGTCTCCATGGGATACATACGACCATTTCTGTTCTTGAGATCTCCCTGTAGGAAGATACCCTCAATGAACATATTCTTTTTACCGTTGCGTTCTTCAACGATAAAATCAACTGTTTCGATTTCTTCTCTAATGAGTTTCATTGGTTTTTTCAGGAAACTTGTACTTGTTGGATATATGCTTTGCCAGATCCAGTCTCTGCTTTAACAGCGACTTTGATTGACTTTCTCAATTGAGTCCAGTTATTAGGATCAAATGTATCTGTTACCGAAGATGAATTGTAATCGATCACAATTCTCGTATTGTAAAATCCAGCAGAACCATTTGTTTGGTCAATAGATGATACAATTTTATGAGCAAAATTAAAGTTAGATTGTCCAGCGGTCAATGTAACCGCATCACCTACGGCAAAAGGAGAACCTGTTCCCTCTGGGAAATCAATTGTAGTTGTAGTACCAGTGAGAATTCCAACAACTCTTTGTGCTGCTGGGAAACCAATAGCAATCTCTTCAGCACCACCAGAGGGAGTAACATAAAAGTTCTCATTCGTGGCAACTGGGTTAGTTCCAATTGCGACGTAGCATCCAACAGTTTCCGCTACAACTCTGATATTCTCAACCTGTTGCGAAATAGCAGAAGATTGTGCAGATGCTGCAGCAGATGTCGCAATTACTGTGTTAATGCCTACTGGTTTGATGGCCATTATCTTAAATTACAATAAGTCCTAAACAATATTTATTATACTTCTTCCTCTGGGTTATCATCCACTTCAATCTCTACTGGATTATCAAAGATAGATGATGCCACTTGAGGACGAATATTTGTAATTCTGTCTGCTGATTTAGCAAACAAAATATCTTTAATTTTGTCACTAACTTGAGTCGGAGACTCATCAGCAACAAGCAAATCCATTAATTCTTCCATTTTGTATAAAATACTTGTGTGTTGTTATTTAGATTTCACCACCTTTTGGTGGTTTAATCTCAGGTGTTGTTGGTATTGGAGGTGCTGCCATAGCATCAGCGGGAGCACCAAGTTCTGGTGATAAAGGTTCACCAGTGACAGGATTGATTCCCATCTCCTCTGGATCAGGAATCATTCCAGAATCAATTTCCTTCTCAATCAACTTATCCTGCTCTTCAATTTCTTGATCAGACTGACGTAGAACATTTCTTCTGATATAATCATTAGAAAAATACTTACCAATATATGGTTCGTACAGTTGAGCAAGGTTGATTCTTTCTGTTGATAGTTCTGTCTCTTTTAATTCAGCAAAGTGGTTGTCATATAGGAAATCATATTGAATATGATCTGCCATAGTTTCCCAATCTTCGGGAGTGACAATGTTTTTCAGAATTAGTTGAGTTTTCAACATGTCGTTAAACATATCTGAGAATCTTTTTCTCAACCTGCCAACAAATTTAGAAAACTTAACCTCATCTCTTAAAATTTCAGATGAACGACCCATTGAAAAACCAGTATCACCTTGGATACGACTTTCGGGAACGTTTAATGCTCTATAAAGTTTCTTCTGGAAGTAGTTAATATCAGTAATTTCACCAAGATTCTGACCACCAGGAAGTGTAGTGATTTCAGTTCCTCTGCCACCTTCTCTTCTAGGTAACCAGAAATCTTCCATCATAGACATAAACTTTTTATCATCTCTGACTTCACCAGTATTAGCATCATAGACAAGTTTGTTTCTATAACGCATCATCACATCACGAAGATACTGTTCTGCCTTTTGCTTTGGAAGATTGCCTACATCAATGTAGAAGATTCTACGTTCTGGTGCTCTTGATAAACGATAAATGACGAGAGAATCCTCAATCATCATTAACTGATTGAGTGGTTTGATTGACTTATGCAACCAAGATAATGTAGTTCCTTTATTTCTATCTACCAAACCAGAAGTACAATAGGTGACAGAATCGCGTGTCATTCTGACGCCTTTGGTACTTTGATTGACAGCACCATATCCACCAGTAGATGTTGAACTTCCTGGATTATAAATGAAAAACTCTTCAATCTCTGGGTAATTATAGGTAGTAGGATTGTCTCTATCTAGATTATTTCTTAAATTCTGGGTGCCATCCTTACCTTTTTTCTTCAACTGACGAATATAACGCATCTTAGATGAGTCAATATATCTTAACTCCTGAATACCATTTTGTGGATTCTTCTGGTCAATAACTTTATTATAGTAAAGTCTTCCATCAATATACCAATTGCGGAAGATTTCGTGTGCCTTTTTATCAAAATCAAGCAGTTCAAGGATATATTTAAATTCATCCCTTACTTTCTTTTTGATACCGTCACTAGCTTTTAGATTAGACAGTTCAATTGAAATAGGACTGTCATTAGTGTCTGATACAATTGCTTCATTAACAACATCTTCAATTGCACTATCGCATTCAGGATACAATGCCATAGAGCGATATCGTCTAATTAAATCATTCTCATTCTTATATTTTCCTTCGATATCAACGTATGAACCATAAAAACCCGACGAGACGTAGTGCTCAGATCCATCTTGGTTAGAAGGTGGAATCGGAGATACTACCCCTGGCGGGTTTTTATCGTTATCTTCAATTGAGAATCCAAATAATCTCGCCATTATTAATAAGACTAGAAACGTTCGTTCTAGTTATTTATCACTGAATCAGTACCTGACCTCTAGCGCCTCTGTTTCTGTTCATTGCGTTACCAATCGTGAAGTACTGGACCTGGAAGGTAACAGTAAATTCTTCAATCTGATCGGTGTTGTCATAGGACAGTTCGATAGCAGAAACTTCAGTTGGGAAGACATCAAAGAACTTGTAGTTTCTAAGTGTGGAAGATCTTCCACCTCTTCTGTTTCTCGTTGATTCGGCAACTCTACCTCTACCCAGTTGAGTGACATAAGCGTCAGTCATATAGGATGATGGATTGGTAACACCAGTCGCATCATTCAACTTACTCATGACGTTCATCCACTGCTCGAAAGCAGTTCTGAGTTGGAAGTCCTCATCATTGATGATGGTTACGGTCCAGGTATCGAAGGTTCTGTCTCCAGCAACCTTCAAGATTCTACCTCTGAAAGGAACGGGTACTTCAGCAATGGTGGAAGCAGGCAACTGAGCCGCTTTAGCCAAGAATTTAAAGGTTCCGTTTTCTCTTTTTCCACCATTTCTCCAAACTCTTCTACCAAGAGCAGCAGGGAACGATGGAATATTAACTTCAAATAGATTGGGGCGAGCGCCACCGCCCGCCAATCTGTTTTTGAATTGTGATAAGGTTCTAGTTTGTGGCATTGGTTTTTCCTCTTAAATGTTTGATATTAGTAGATTAGGCTGCTGTGCCAACTACTTCATCAAATGAGATTCCAGACCTGGTTGCGACGAACGTCAGAGTGATGTAGTTAATGGATCTCGCAGGTGAGATGAAGATGTCCGCTCTGAATTCGTTGTTATCAACGACAGCAGGCGTGTTGTTAGTTTCATCACAGACAACTGTGAACTCTTCAATTCCTCTTTGTGCCTGAATATCTCTCAGGTAAGGAATTACAATGTTGACGAAGTTCTCTCTTGTTTCCTCATCGTTAAGTTCAAAGAGTTGATCATTTGCTGCTTCTTCAAGTGCTTGCTCGACTGTGAGGAACAGGCGGCGAACGTTGATTCTATCAAAGGCAGAACTGTAACTGAGACCAGTCTTGTCGCCAAATAGGATGACTCCTTGACCGTTCTGGTTAATTACAGGGTTGATTCTGTTACCATAAAGCACATCTCTCTGTGCCTTATTGGGATTATATGCCAGTTTGACAGCATTGTTGATGTTGCCTCTTTGCTGACCAGCAGGTGAGAACCAAGGGAATGATTCAATGCTAGTTCTAACCATTAGACCCGCAATGTCTCCATTCAAAGGAACATAGCGGAACTCATTGTTGAATCTGTCATATGTATACTTATATCCACTATCAAATACCGCGTAAGACGAAGAAGTGATAGGTGAGTAATACTTGATTAGATTACTAGTCTGTGTAGTCGTATTTGTTTCTCCAACAACAGTTGCTCTGTGTGGAGAAACAACTGCCATACAGTCTTTTCTTAATTCAGCAATAGAGATGAGAAGATTTGCCTTCGCTTGAGACTGAAGTTCGGTTGAACATCCAGGACCCATCAGCAGATAATCAACTGAAATTTCGTCCCTGTTAGAGAAGAGGTTGTATGAGGTGTTAAGATCACCCAAGGTTCCCGCCATTCCACCGTTAGCACCATAATCGGCACCACCAAGCAGATTGTAACCAACGTTACCAATTGCGGCAAACTGAACATCTCTTGCCTCTTGACCCCACAGACCATCACCTCTAGTTACAGGGGAGAAGTCAGTTGAGAATCCAGTTGCGACAGGAGTAGTTCCGTGGAAGGTATCTGCTGCCTGCGAGGGGTTGTAACCAGGGAAGATCCAATCTGAATTAATTGCCAGATAGTTCTTATAGTAGTTCTTAAGAGGTGCGTCTCCATCTGCTTCGGAGTCAAGTGCCTTCGACAAGAAAGTCCACGACTCAAGAAGATTACCAGCAATGCCAGTTACAGAACCAGTATCATCTACGACCGCAACGTGAATTGCATCACCACCACCACCTCTTGAAGAGGAGAAGTTTGAATCGATGGGTTTTGGAGCAATCGTTTTCCAGAAGATTGAGCTGTTGTTGATCTGCAGTTTCTGCTGATCATACCAGTCTTCGGCGGAAGTAGCGGAAGTAGTTCCTTCTGAACCACCAGCATTGTTGCGAATTGTAAGAACGTCTGCTGATTCAAATGATTGAGCAGGATTGTTCTCTTGATACGAGATTGAGAACTCTGTTCCAGCAGTGTTAACTCTGGAAACTACTTTAACATCAATTGTGCTATTGCTGTTTGTAGCATCAGTTGAAACACCAGTAATGATGCCCTTGAGCATTCCATTAAAGCTTGTTGTTGTTCCTGCGCCAGGGATTGCTACAGATGAAAGTACTGCAGTAACACCATATCCAACAGTTATACCAAGACCAGCAAGGCTGTTGGTGCTGACTCCAAGAACTTGGTCTGCTGCGTTATCAATAGTACAAACTTTTAGTTGGTTTGCCCATTGACCAGGATTCCTACCAGCATAGTAGTAACTTGTGGAAGAAGTGTAGTTTTCTTGATAGTCATCGTAACTCTTGATCTTCAGTGAAGCCGAAGAACCAATACCTACACCCGCGTTTGCGTTGACTAGGTTGCTTCCGTCTGTTCTTACAACACTCAAAATACCACCGTAGTTGAGGTACTCAGATGCTGTCATCCAGTATTCGTATTGTCTGTCATTACTCTGAGGAGTGCCGAAAACATCGATCAACTCCTGCTGAGTTGTAATAGCAGTAGCTTCATCAATGGGTCCCAGTCTAAATGGACCAGCAATCGCTCCGATATTATCGAGAACGTTTTCTGCTCTACCTACTGTAAGATCAATTTCCCTGACTAATACGCCCGGAGATAATTGAGGAGTCGCCATGTTTCTCTCCTTAATGTCTCAAATTAACTATTAATATTTAGAGTTTTGAGTAATTTGAATGACGTGAACAAGACGTGAACACTAGGATTTTCTACTTTTCTTTATTCTATCTATTGTACATTTTTTACATTCATATGAATATGATGATAATACTTGACCTTTATCTTTTCTAGTTCGATAAAATCCCTCTATTAGATTCTTTGTTTTGCCACAAGTCCGACATTTTCTTTCATTCAGAAAAAGATGATTTACATCGAATTGAGCATCTAAATCCATTATTGATAATCCCACATATAACTCATGTCTCCGTATTCGTCGGTATGCCACCTGTCTCCTTCATTATCAACAAAAGAAGTATCATCGAATCCATCGACAATGAAACCGAAGGGTGCCATATCTTGCTCGATCTGATTCTTTTGTTCCTCGTATAATCGTTTTCTGACATCTTGGTCTGTCAACTCCTTAAAATAATCTTGTGCCACCAACCAAGCATATATTACCAAACACATTGCCAGGTCATCATTACAACCTTCCTCTGCTTCAAATGAATTATGCTTTGATATGAAAGTAGTCAATTCTGAAATAACTTCATAATCGCAGAAGGTAAATTTATCTTCCTCAATCATAGTCTTCAAATTAAGAGAACCAACCTTCTTTACGGTCTTGGACATCTTAACACCTAGTTGGGTTTTTTGACCAGAGAATCCTTGTCCAACAATTTGTCCTGCTCTACCTCTCATGGAACACATCAACAGATTTTGGTATTCTAGATCATATTGTAAAATGCTCGCTACCTGATCTCCTACATCATTTACCTCACATAAGATGAATGCTTCATTATAACTTTTACATACTTCATAGATGACACTAGGAAATAGCATCGGTTTGATATTATTATCTCTATATTTTGCTACAAGTTTATGTGGAAATTCTGTAATGTCGATCACAGTAAAGGCAGAGTAGTCCCCTCCAACACCTCTTGCTACATCAACAGTACAAACATAATCATGATCCTTTATCACTGGTTGATATACATCTAATCCAGCATTTCTTTTAATTGGATTTTCATAAATTAATGTTTTGAGTTTACTTGGAGCAATCAGCGTGTCAACAGATCCTAAAAACTCACACTCAAACTCAATTTTAAATTGTTGTTCGGATGTGTTCTTGATGGTTTGTTCTTTCCATTTACCATCTCTACCTGGAACTTCTGACCAATGAACATCCGTTGGAACATATTCACTTCGACCCTTCTCTGCATCGTGCCACATACGGTAGAAATGATTCATACCATGTGGTGTGGATACAATAATTACTTTCGTGCTTTGACCGGAAGTAATAGTAGGATAAACAGAGGCAAAGAAGGCATCTGCGATATGGTTTGGAACGAAAGCGAACTCATCGAGGAATAGGATATTGAACGACATGCCTCGGACAGCACTTGCAGATGTAGAAGCTGCCAGAATCTTTGATCCATTTTCTAACTCCAGAGAACCTTTGTTCCAAGATAGAATACCTTGCTGCATCCACTTAGGCAAGTTCTCGTATGCAATTTGTAGCCTACTTAAAAGTTCCCTGGCAGTCGATGCTTTGTTTGCTAGAATACCAATGTTTACACTATCATTGAAAACAGCATAATGTAGAAGAAAAGACACCACAGTCGTAGACTTACCAGTCTGGCGTGGCATCTTACAAATATTAAATCTATTTGCGTGAAAATTATTAACTAACTTTTCTTGAAAGTCATACATCTTAAATGGTTGAAGACCATGGTCCAACGTCACAATTTTTACATAATGCGCCGCAAAGTATACCGGATCTTCCTTACACTTAAGATATTCTTGAATTTGATCTTTTGTAAATTCAATTTGGGTATTCGCCTTTTTAAGGTTTGGATTCCCAAGATAGATATTTTCAGGCATAAAGAAGTGTTAGCAGTTCCAAGCTCTTAATGATTTATTTATTCTAGAATCAGGATCATTAGCAGTTTTCGCAGAAGTTAGTTTTTTCTTCATACCTTTCATTCTTGCACAGAAGGATGCTCTTCTTTTGTTCCCCTTCTTTTTAGATGGTGCCTTCAGATCAGAACCAGGATTCTCTGCTTCATAAGATTTGCGTCCTTTTTCATTTAGACCTCCCTCTTTATTCTTACCAGACTTTTTTGTCCAAGCGGCTCCTTCAGCAACTTCAGTTTCTTCATGAGTCATACCAACAATAATTTTATTATTTTTGGTTTTCTTATCCATATAATTAATGGATTGTTTTTGCTGGTCAGCATATCCTTTTCCTTTTGAAGGAGCAAGACGTTTTTCACCTGACTTTCTTTCGACAGATGCTGCTTTTCTCATTTCAGTATCTTGACCTTTCACCGCTTCAGTAACTTCAGTTTCTTCGGACATGTCAGGTACTCTAATATAGGTATCTTTGTTATCCAACATAGAAGCATCAAATCTCATGACCTTGGAACCAGGATAAACCTTGTCCATCGCTGCTTGAACTTGTCTCTTATTAGGTTGCTTGAGTTCAGGGAAGAACAACTTCATCATCATATACTTCCCTCTCCAAAGAAAAGATACGAGATAAACTTTTCCTGATTCTGATGGGATTCTTTCAATACCTTCACCAAGAGTCAATCTCTCAAGAATTCTGTCTTTCTCGGATTGAGTTTCTTCATTCTTGGGTACACAATTTGGGACCATTTTGCCACCTTTTTTCTTCATACCAACTTGCTTATGAGAATCCCAACACTTCTCATCAAGTTCAACTTCTTCTTTCTTGGTCTTTGCCTTTGTTTTCTTGACACAATTTGGATATCTCTTACCAAACATAGTCTTCATGCCTTTCTTTTCATATCCGTCCCAACAAGCTTCAACAACTTCAACTTCAATACCGTTAGATTCCATTGCCTTAATCTGTAACTCTGAAAACTCAGGAAGTGCCAGGAACTCTTCATTCTTGGATGAGTTGCCCCAGTTTTTAGCACCCTTCTTGCGGCACTTCACAAGAGCACCAGAGGCATAAGCAGATGGCCATACAGAATAGCGAGACTTAACCTTATGGTAGCAGGCATCTTTTTTACCCGAACCCTTACCTTTCTTATCTGCTGCTTCGTTGACTTCCATTTCTTCCTTCCTGGTTTTCCGGTCAGTCTTTACCATTGTTGGTGCTGATGCTCCAGACTTACTTTGCTGTCCGGGATCTTCTCTTCTCTTTGCTGATTGTGCTGCCTTCCTTTCGCTTTTAGACATGCTAGATCTCTTGGCAGATGATACACATTTAGGAACACCTTCACCAGGTTTGTCACTAGCGCAAGAATCGCCGGTTACAACATTGACCCAACCTTTCTTGCCATCTTTTGATTTGGACTTTCCAAACCAATCTCTCAGTCCCTCTTCGTTAATCATCTCAATAATAAGAGAATCTCTTTTTATTTATCATCCATCAAGTGCCACAGTAAGACCAAGAGTCATACCAGGTAGTACTTTCCAAGAAGAACCATTGTAAAACTCCAATTTAGTTGAAGTGGTATTGTATATTACCGACCCAGCATCAAAGGACCCAGCATCTCTTTGTGCGGTTGTAAAGTTGGGTATGTTCATACGAGCATCAGTGCCACTAGAAACCATATTTGCAATTTGTCTAGTTTTGCTCATGAGATGTTTTTAACTATTTAGAAATTAATATCCATTTCAAAAATTTTATCAGATCCTGCTCCTAAGAAATGGAGTTTGTATCCATCGGGTGTATTAACAACACGAACCTCTTGTGGATCTGCTTCAAATGATGATGTATCTATTGCTGCTACAAATGTCAATGTGCTAGTAACATCATAGGCAACTGAGAGTGTGTAGTGTCCAATTGTATCAGTAGAATTTCCACAAGTAAATATACCTTTTCCATCAGGAGTAAAGTCAAAACCTCTTAATGCTGGATCTGATGTAGTAAGAGATGATGATACCCCATCATAAACCATTGCGGTTGAACCTCTACCTAAAACATATGGTGCGGCAAGACTCCATTGATATATCCTATCATCACTTCCATCCAAAACATAACACTTTGTTCCATCAGAATTAAACCTAAATGATACTGGATAGTTGCTGGCACGAGTTGTCAAATCTATACAACCATCAGCAAAACTTGATAATTCGTATGCAGTCGTTAACGGAAACGACACTGCCTTATCATACGCGGAAGAATATACATCTAGAACTGTGAATGTAGTTCCATCACCATTAAATCTACAACCGCTCGGAGCAGCAATGTAATTTGTTAAATAAGTGGTTCCACTTGGATTGCCAGCCCACATGATTGTTGATAAATCAAGTGTTTCGTAGTTTGAAATTGTTGATGAATCAAATCCTGTGCTTAGGTTATATGCTTTGACCGTATCTGTATCATAATCAACCGCTATCATCTTTGTTCCGTCAGGGTTAAAATCAAATCCTGTTGGATTAGCTAATCCTAATGCTGTTCCTGAAACATAAGTTACTGTTGACGATAGATCAAATCCAGTGCTTAAAGTCCATTCATGAATTTTGTCACTAGTACTGCCAATAACAAACATTTGTGTTCCATCAGCATTAAATCCTACATCAAAGGGATTGGTCTCATATGAAGAAACAGAATAATTTGTTCCCTCAGTTATTGTTCCACTTGTAACATCATATGCATTTGATGCACTATACTCAATTACCGAATCTAGACCATAGTCAACTACGAAAAATTTGGTTCCATCATTATTCCACCTGAAACCATATGGAGATCCAAGACCATCTCCACCAACATTGTACGCACCATCATATGATGCTGTTCCGACAGCATATGCAGTTGATAATGTAAATTGTTGAATATTATCATCACCCCGTCCAATTAAATATAACTTCGTGCCATCATTATTAAATTCTAATCCCCTTACATATCCATCCCCACTACCTATACCATAAATATTATCTAATCTTTTGTTTATTTGTTCATATCCAGGACTAAACAGATTATTGGTTGGATTAGTTGATATATCCCATTGATTCTCCATTGTGAACTGGTTTATAGTATCAGCAGTAGTCCCTCCAAAATAAAGGTATCTTCCATCTGGGGATACTTCTACTGAATAGGTATTGCTATCGTAAGGTGAACAGTTAAAGGTTGCTGACGTGCTTGATCCTGATGTATTAAAAGGAGAGGTACATTCAATATGTCTAATATAATCACCATTATATGTGAGATACAAATGAAGTCCATCTGGTGACCAAGCAAATGCATATGGATAACTCATTCCAGTGGTGTATAAGTTTGTTTGCTGCGATCCCACTTTCTTCAATCCTGCTTGGGATATAGCAGCAATTCTTACATTATCAACACTGTCATACATTCCAGAAGATCTTGATTCAAAATTCCCTCCTGTAATAAGACCTCTTGCCTTTGACATTATGAAATATCCTCATACCCAATAACAAGTTCAAGATCACTTGCTGCTGATGCAACTGCACGAATAGAGTCACCTTCCTCTAAGTAAAAATATGTATCCTTTGCACACAAAATTTGAGTTGCTTTTGCTGGAACAGAAATTACCTTCGCAATATATCTATCTGTTGAACCGTCGTAAATACTGACACTAATATCAGCAGAATTTGTGCCATCAACATTTGCACAAAGAATACTATTAATTTTTAATACCTTACCACTAGAAGAAGCATTGCTCAATGCAGCAGCAATAGATGCAGTCACAGCATATCTTGCAGTCTTTCCAGTAATTGTTGTTGGACTTTTTAAGTTTGGTGCAGCCATGTTTTTATCTCCCTGTTATATTTAGAATATCATTCCCATGATTACTGGATCTGGACCTGAACCTGAACCTCCTCCAGAAGCAGTTATCGTAGAAATACCACCACTTGCAGTAGCAGTTACATTAGTACTGAAATTTATTGAAGTTATTCCAGTTCCAACTGAAGATCCATTATTAAAAACTTCAATTCCAGAAGAACCTCCTCCTCCTCCAGAAGAATTAATAGTTACTACTCCAGTTGATCCAGAGATAGTTACATTAGTTCCAGCAACAATAGAAGTTACAATTCCAGTCAATCCTGTACCAGATGATGTCGCGGTAATAAATCCAGCACCATTGGTCAGTTGATTAGTGTTAGTAAATGATGTGGTAATAAATCCAGCACCATTGGTTAATTGATTATTATTTGTTGGAACTGTTGGTGTATTTGAAAAGTTATTATAGTCTAGGTAATAAGATGCTGCTTGACTGTTTAGAGTAAATGCATTAGTAGCATTGGTTACTGATGTAATTCCAGCAATTGTTAGTTGATCTATTTTTTGAAATTCAACAACATCACCATCACTAATAAAGGGTGTCATAGTCACAACAGACCCATTGGTAGCCGTAAAGTCAACTCCACTTCTCTGTTTAATTCCGTTCAGGAACACATCAATCAAACCAACTTCATATCCACCAGTAATTGTAAAATTCGTTGTTACACCAGAAGATGTTTCTGTCTGTCTAGTGATTGTTGAGAATGGAATATTAACAGTTACAGTCGTTCCAGACCCTACAATTGTTACACCTGCTCCAGTAAATTTAACGTCAGTAAATCCAGTGCCAACACGAACTGATCCCGATTGAATCCCAACACCAGAAATGATATTAGTTAATTGACTACCATCACCTCTAAAACTTGAGGCAGTAATTATGCCTGTAGTATTGATAGAAACTGTTGTGCCAATACCAACAGAGGCTTGTTTTCCTTGCCTATCACTAAAAGCAATTTCTCCTGAAGAATCTTGATGTATTCTAACAGTGGTTGCTGTACCAATAATTATCTCATCAATACCTTCAATTTTTCTAGCAGTTGGATCTAAAGTAATCGATCCTTCACCAACAGTAAGAATACCAGTCACTCTGGCATCACCATTGACAACTAAATCTTCATCATAAAAACCAGTATCAACACCAATATGTACTTTAGTAGCAGTAACTACACCAACTGCATTAATGCCACCTGCTAAAACATTAATTCCTGTTCTTGCAGTTACAATACCAATAGAGTCTACATTTTTAACATCCTCATACGTAATAGTTCCTCCAACAGTTACATTACCATCAACATACTGATTACCACCAACATAAAGAGCAAAATCTGTTCTTGCAGTAGCAGCAATACCGACATTTTTAGTCGTACTAACACCAATAGCATCAGAGGACCATGTTCCCCCTGCACCAACACTTCCACCAAATTTAAATTTCTTTCCTGCAGGCCCATTTACATCGACCTGAAGAACCATTCCATCATATGCATTGAGGTTGGTAGCAATACCAACAATATCATCAAGATATTGAAGTCTTGTCTCTCCACCACCACCGATAGATCCAAGTTGATATTGAACTCTTTCTACAAATCTTTTATAGTGTTGCTGCAGTTGATCAAGTGTTACGAAATTTTGATTAAGTGGAGTGAGTGGGTCTGGATTTTTTGTACCTGGAGGATCTTCACCTAATGGAACATTGGTCTCTGATAATAATTTTTGTTCTTCTTTTAGTATTTTATTAGTTTCTTTTATGTCCTCGACAAGTTTATACAGACCCTTAATATCTGATCTTACATGTTTAAGATCTTCATCATAGTACTTAACTTCTGGAAGATCTGAAATCTCGCTCTTCAGTTCATTAAAATACTTAAGAAGTAATTCGTCAGTTTTTACACTACTATAGTTAATCTCCTTAAGTTCTTTATTAATATTCTGTTTAAGAGTATTGTATTCTCCAAGAACTTGTTTTTTTAATTTCTTATCATCATCTTTAAACTCTTTATGATATTCCCATATCTTAAGAGAGGATGCTCTAAGTTCTTTCCAAATCTTATCCTTTTCTTCATCAATTCTAACATTGACTTTTTCATCAAGGTTAGTAATTTCTGCATCAACTTTTACTGAATTTTCAAAATGTTTTTTATGAATGTCCTCAGATAATTCACTTAAATCAAAGTCAACCTTTGTCTGCAGTCCATCAATTGTATCATTGACTTTTATAAAATCATCATCAATTACACTAAAAGTTTTTCCGATCCAAGAAAAATCTGGAACTTCATTTATTTCATTAACCCATTTAGGAAACTTGGGAATCTGTGCTTTTACACCATCAATAGCTCCACAGATTGCTTCAATTTCTTTATCATAATATTTGACTTCTGGAAGATTTGTTACTTCTGTTTGGAGAGTATCAATTCTATCTTCAATTAAAGTAACCTGTTCATCATAGTATTTGACTTCAGGTAAATCTTGAATATTTTCTTTTACAAGATCTATCTCACCACAAATTGCTTCAATATCAGAATCATACGATTTGACTTCTAGTATTTCTGATCTTACTTGATCTACAATTTCACAAAGTTTTTCTAACTCTGCATCATAATATTTTACTTCTGGAATATCTGGTATATCCTTTCTTACGTCATTAATCAGACGTACAATTTCTGTTAGATCTGTTGCCTGCTCTACTTCTTCCTCAACAGTTTCTACAACCTCTTCTTTTTCAATATATTCTTCAACAGAAGGGAGTTCCTCTGCATTCTCTTCTGTTATAAAATCTTCGACTGATGGTAGATCACTAATGATCTTATCATCAATAGAAGGCAATTCTTCTTTAGACATTCTATTAGTAACTTTTGTACTTCGGGATTTCTCTCCCAGATTTATTTATCTTCTTCCTTAAGTCCATCTTTTAACATCTTTGCTAGATCTGCAGTTGATCCAACAAATAATGCATTGTTTACAGTTGATGGTCCTTTTGTTTGTTTCTCTTCCTCAACATCTTTTAATTTTTTCTGAAGATCCATCAGTTTGTCAGTAGCATCAGCAACGTTTTTAATTAGCTGCCCAGCAACTTCATATGCTCTAGGCATTTCACTCTCTTGTGCAAGTTCAAGAATACCATTAATTGCCTCTTGCCCCTTTTCAATTATAGAATATAAATTACCTCTCGTATAATCATAATCTTTTTTTACATCATCAACAGTGTTTTTAATTTTTTCAACTTTTTTTTCTATAACTTCTGGATGAAGAAGATCATCATTTGTATTAAAAGTTTCGTTTAGTCCGTCAAATTTTTTAGTCATAGATGTCATCAGATACCACCACTAAATCCAAAGTCGTCTCCAACCTCAACCAAAGCATCGTCTGCAGCATCAATCTTATGAATAGATGCTCCACCCAAATGAGTTGTAATGGTACTTCCATCTTGACCACGATTGACGGTAATTTTGTTTCCACTAATAGATTTGATGAACATTTCCTCTCCATCAATATCAATATAAGTTCCCTTAGTCAGAGTAGAACCATCCGCAACCTCAAATGTTTTCACAGATATGGTTATGTCTGCAGCGAGAGTAGTTGCCGCATCTCCAGTGTAATTTTTGATTGCTCTTGGAGTTGAGGAGTAAGAAACTTCTCTTGTTGTATTTGAAGTATCTGTTCCAGTAAGATAACTGACAGTAGCCTTCTTGATAATATCCTTGGTTGCATTGGATGCAGGACCAAATAGATATGTTTTTGCAGTAAATCTAAATGTATAGAGAAGTACTCTTCTAGATGTAAAATCACCCTCATAATCATCTTGCATGGTAATATTTTCCAAGACGACAGGAATATCTCTTTTCTCTTTAATTGCCTCAACCAACTCTACTGATAAATTATATGCTGGTTGAAAATATGGTAAAATTTGCTCTACAATTTGAAGAGCATCATCATTTAACTTTGTCATAACAGACAGTTCAAACTGCATATTATATGGAACTGGCATATATGATTTCTTAGTCTCAGTCCCATCATTTGGGTCTTTTACAGTAAATGTCTGAGTTGTAGATACTTTTCTTGATGGATCGTAAGTTAATCCAGTAAACTCAAATGACATCCTTGGCAGAGTAATCGCAAAGGGTTTATTGAGGTCTGGAGACTGCTCCATCCTTGCCAAAAACTTTTGGGTAGGTCCATATGCCAAAGGAACTTTTACAACGCTTACAACGTTATCTGAGGAGTCTTCATGCTTAATGCTGATATTGTTGAAGAGTGTACCAAAAGATATAATGGTCCTCCTCAATATTTCGTTGTAAAAATATTCAAACATGTTAAAACCTACAATATCTTTATCTTAAGATATCTTTATTTAGGGCATCCCGAATGGGTTCTGCTCACTAAAGTCAAGTATCTTGTCTGCTTCTGTCTCAATATTAATATTGTCAGCAAATCCATCATCAGCTGGTTGTGCATCAGCAACTCTAAGGGCATAAGATGCTTTAGAAGTTGCGCCAACTATATTCTCTCCAAGAGAAAATTCTCCAGTAACAGTTCCTACTTCAAGAACATTGGTTGTAGAATTCCATGTCCTAACTCTTCCAGTAGTTCCACTAGAAGATCCTGT